CGAAGAATCACGCTTGGATTGGTTGGGACCTCCCATCCGACCCATTGCGGTTTCTTGACGAGTTAGTCCGCGACCTACCTCTCGGTGAATACCGAGCGGCAGGCCGAAAACGCCTTCGTCGCAACCGCGGCGAACCCTCTTTCCCTCTCGACCAACTTGTTAAGTGGCGAGAGGGATGGAGAAAGCGCAAAGCGTACAAGGGGATGAAGAAACACTTCATGTGCTTCTACAAAGCCTTGCGCGCAGCTTGCGCTATCTCCACCCGTGCCATTCGTACGAACAAGACGATGCTGCACAAGGCGGTGGTACGGCTGTTGTCCTCAGTGAGGACCGGCCTCCACCACCGTGGATTTGCGTTCTGGTTCGACGTCAAGTCGTGGACCAAGCTCCTTCGGGAGGCTTGGCTCAATGACTATCCGTTGGACAAGATCACGAATCCGATGCGCAACATCATCGCGGCGTTCGGCCCCGGTGGTCGCCGTCAGGCTCTGGCGCAGTTCTCTTTCCTGTCGCGGGCACTTTGTACCCCAGGAGAGAAGACTGTCCAGAAAGCCTTGCTTGATCACAAGACTAACCTGACGACTCTTCACCGGACTCCCTACCCCTTGCGTAAATCCTTCTGTGACTTTATGCGGGCTCGCGCGCGCAAAGGCCACAGGAGGCCTGCTCTATTGGGCGACATCTCGTTTACGAGTGGCGCCTGCCTAGAAGCAGGACGTAAGGAGGGAGGACTCGCAGCATACTTGTCGAAGGTATGCCAGGAGTCCCCCCCTCTGGAAGGGATCGAACAGCCAAAGTTCGTACTCCCCATGGAGTGGCACTCGGCGCTCTCAGACGCGTCGCTCTTTGCCGAACTCGTCCGTCGGCTCCCAGAAGGAATTCCGGAAGCCAAGGTCGAAGTCGTCGCAGAGCGTGGTCTGAAGGCCAGGATAGTGACGAAGTCTCCGGGGGCACTAGTCGCCCTCGGCCACTTCTTGAGAAAGAAGATGGTCGAGGACCTCAAGCGCATCCCAGAGTCACGTCACTCCCTGGAGAACAAGCGGGCAGAGGCCATCCAGCGCCTAGTGAAGCAAGGCGCTGGGTTGGTCTACTCCGCTGATCTCACGAGTGCCTCCGACCTCCTTCCCCTCGACTTGATGCAAGCCGGGATGGAAGGATGGTTGGAAGGGTGCGGATTCGGCGGGGACGCGAAACGTGTCGGGCAATTATTAGTAGGCCCGATGCGAATCACGTACCCCGACGGATCGGAGGTCACGAGCTGCCGGGGGATCCTTATGGGTCTCCCGACAACTTGGTGTCTCCTTTCGTTCTACAACGTCTGGCTCGGCCGCCTCAGTCAAGACTGGGGTGGCAATAGCTGGGCGCTGCGGAACAATCCGCAGCCTTTCTCCGTGTGGGGTGATGACTTGGTGGCCGCTTGGCATTCTCACACAATCAATCGTTACGAGAGATTGTTGAAGGATACCGGAGGCAAACCTTCTGATGGGAAGATTTGCCGAAGCCTAGATGCCGGAATGTTTACCGAACTTCTCTTCTACGTCGAGAGACGAGGAGAGAGACGGTTTCATTCCCACGGGTACGTGAAGTACTCGCGGTGGCTAGTCAAGCCCCGAAAGGGCAGACTTCGCTACGTCATCCAGGCAAAGCGGTCGAACCGCGCCGCCAAGGGCAGGCGGTACGGTTCCCTCGACGGAAACCGAGGTCGGATCGTGCCTCACTTTGCAGTGATGCTCGACCTTCCCTGGTTTCCTGGCGAGGCCCAAGCCATCAGACGTGCGACGCTAGTCCAAGCGCTCCCGCTCAGGGGCCTTACAGGCCCTGAGTGGAATTCGCAGACCGCTCCTGAGTGGTCGACCGTCGGCACAGCCGCGGAGAACCTGCTTCAGCAGTATCCCCGCGAGCTGGTCGCGGCCGGCCTTCAGGGTGCTCAGCCAGGATTAAGGCACTGGCTGATCACACGCGGTCTTCCGGAACTCCCTCGGAGGTTCGGAGGTTCAGGTTGGGTTTCCAACAAGGACCGCCTACCTTCAAAGAAGTTGCGGAAAGGACTAGCGGCTCTACTCACCTCTGGACGCCTCTGCGAACTGTCGCGGCTCTGGAATACCAGTGTCGCGC